AGCCTTGAGGATTTCCGCAATCAGCTGGATAGCCTTATTCCTGAATTAAGTTTTGCGGAATATGGCGAACTGCTGGCATGGGGTTCTACTGCTGCACAATTTGCAGGGCGACAATCCGTAGAAGATGAGCGTAAATAATGGACAAATTCACTTTTGAACAACAGGTGCGGTACTTTGAGAAGAAACTCAACTTGCCCACCAGTAGCTATCTTGATGTGCTTGGCGAAGAACACGACTACTTTTTTATGGTCGCAGGAGCAAACCGCAATGAGGTGCTGTTTGCCTTTCGTGAAGCGGTAGATGATGCCATTGCCAACGGCGAAACGCTGGAGGGCTTTCGCAAGCGGTTTGATGAGGTTGTCTCTCGCACAGGCTGGGATTACAAAGGCGGTAGAAATTGGCGAACTCGTATTATTTACGACACCAATGTTTATGCGGCTTACAATCGCGGGCGATTGCAACAACATTTAGATTTGGCTGATGTGATGCCTTATTGGGAATATCATCACCACGACAACGCTCACCCACGTCAAGAGCATATTGATTTAGACGGCACGATTTTGCCCGCCAGCGATCCGTTTTGGCGTTATTACTACCCCATTAAAGCCTACGGTTGCCACTGCACAGTCACTGCTCACGATGAAGATGACCTCAAGGAAATGGGCAGAACCGTCAGCCCTTCGCCTGAAATTGAGTGGGAAGAAAAACTGGTTGGTACACGTTCAGGTAATCCCCGAATGGTAAAAGTGCCAAAGGGTTATGACGTGGGTTTTCAACCGCATAATTTTGAGCGTTTGACCGCAGGGCGGAATGCAGACGTAGATCAGCTACTTTTCAACAAAGCCGTTACCGCCGAACCGAAACTTGCCAGCCTCTTAATTGAAAACGTGTTACAAAATCCACGTGCGATGATGATGTTAAACGGGGCGATGAAGTCTATGGTAGATCAAGTTGCCAGCGAAAAAATAGCTCGTGGGCAAATCAAAAACGTGGGCGTAATCCCTGCCAAAGTGATTGATAAATTAAACACTCTTGAAAAAGCTCCACAAAGTGCGGTGATTGCAGTGCGAGATGATGACGTGTTACACGCCTTGCGTGATACCAAGCAAGCCAAAGGCATTAACCTGCCGATTGAGTTTTGGGAGCAGTTGCCAGAGAAGTTGAGAAATCCAAAGGCAATCTTGTTGGAACGTGATCAGAAATTACCTACGCTGATTTTTGTGTATGAAATCGAGCAAGGTAAAGTAGCAATCAAAATGGATTACGAAGTAAAGCTCAAAGACGAATTAAGCAAGAAAAAGCTGGTTCATAAAGTCAATCTAGTTCGCACAGCAAGCACAATCAAAAGCAAAGTTGAATGGAACGATTTTAAGAAAAGCTACGAATTATTATGGGGTGATTTGGATTAACGGTGGTTTGCCTGATTCGAACAGGATAATAACGGATGAAACATTGCCGCCAACCTTTCCAGTAGGAAACCCCCACCGTTAGAAATACTATACGCCCAACTTATTTTTTAATCAATAGGAGAATAAAAATGACTGAACATGTTACCCAAGAACATTTGGAATCTATTATCACAGATAAACAATTCCACCGATTAACAGAAACGCTCACGGTTTGTGTATTAACCTTGCGTAATGGTTTTACAGTAACGGGTGAATCCGCCTGTGTTTCACCGAAAACCTATAACCAAGAAATTGGCGAACGTATTGCCTTTGAGAACGCCTTTAATAAATTATGGCAACTTGAAGGCTATGTGTTAAAAAATAAATTAGCTGGCTTTTAGCGATGATTAAAATCACCCTCAACGATACCCAAGCGGTCGTAAAACTGCACAGTATTACCCAACAACTGCAACACCCTCGCAAGCTCTATGGCGTGCTGGGGGAAACCTTGAAGAAAATCCACGCTGAGAGATTTAAGCAAGAAGTGGATCCTGAAGGGGATAACTGGAAATCGTTGTCGGCAAAAACGTTGGCTCGCAAACAGAAGAAAGGCAAGTCCACCAAAATTTTACGTCAAGATGGTTATTTATCGGATAAAACCGCCTATAACTATAACGACAAAAATGTGGAATTTGGTTCTGATGCCAAATATGCCCGCTTACACCAATTCGGCGGCAAGGCGGGGCGTGGGGGTAAAGTCACTATTCCAGCTCGTCCATGGCTAGGCGTAAGCGAACAAGATGAGCAAAAACTCTTGCGAAAAGCGACCGCACTTTTGCAACGCCAAATCGACCAAAGTTAGCTACTTTGCCTAAAAATCAAAAATAACGTCAAAAACGCCCTCTGTGGCGTTTTAAATTCGATTAAATGAATTTATCGTCCAAAAAAATTTAAACGCACTTAAACGCATTTAAACGGCATTTAAACGCTATTCTATTTCCCTTTAAATCGTCATTTCCATTTTTCACAAAATCTTCCATTTTCATCCTTTAAATCACTTTAAAAGCAACAAGCGGTCGTTTTTTCTATGATGTTTGCCAACACAAGGAGAACCGAATGACCCTGATTGAAATTTTTAAAGCAGGCAAACGCCCAGATGCACACGGTACAGTGGTGGAAATCACCCCAGCCGATTTGCAACAAGCTGTTGATGCCTACGATGTCGCCTATCACGAAGCCCCAGCCGTTATCGGACACCCCACAATGGAAGCCCCCGCCTATGCGTGGGTGAAAGGCTTGCAGTTAGACGGCGATGTGCTGAAAGCCGAGCTTGACCAAGTTCACCCTGAATTTGCCGAAATGGTCACAGATGGGCGTTTCAAAAAAGTGTCGGCATCTTTTTACCTTGCCAATAGCCCTGACAATCCAAAGCAAGGCTCGCTCTATTTACGCCATGTCGGTTTTTTAGGGGCAATGCCACCTGCAGTTAAAGGCTTACGCAATCCTGAATTTTCGGAAGATGAAAAAGGCGTGGTGAATTTCTCCATAGAAATGGAAGATAACGCAGAGATTAAAGCGTTACGCGCTGAAAACGAGCAATTAAAGGCAGAAGAACGCACGCGTAAAAATCTTGAGTTTGCAGAAGGACTTGTATCCGTTGGCAGACTTGCGCCAATCGCGAAAGCAAAAGCCCTAGAGATTTTGAATTATGCCGAAGAATGCGACCAAGCGGGCATCATTAATTTTAACGAAGGGGAAAGCATGGCGCAAAAAGTGCGAGAGTTTTTAGCCCTTCAACCCAAAGTAGTAAGTTTTGGTGAATTTGCCACAAAAGAGCGAGCGGTAAGCGGTCAATCTTCTGATTTGGTGGAGTATTCCGAGAATACGCCCGCAAATGTAATCGAATTAGACCAACAGATCCGCCAATGTATGAAGCAAAATAATGTGGATTACAGAACAGCGTTTAACCTTATTCATAAATCAAGATAGGAGCCATAAATGAGCTTATCAGCACAACGAATTCAAGACCCAATTTTAACCGAGCTTGCGCAAGGCTATTACAATGCCGAATTAGTATGTGAAAGCCTTTTCCCGGTGGTGGAAATTGAGAAAGAAGCGGGTAAAATTCCACAGTTTGGGCGTTTAGCCTTCCGCCAACAATCAACCGTACGCCAAGTTTTGGGCGAAAGTAACCGATTAACACCAGAAGACGTAACAGCAATTAATGTAGAACTTGAAGAGCATGATATTGAATATCCAATCGACTACCGCGAAGATAATGATGCAAGCTATCCACTGAAAAAATACGCGTTAGGCGTGGTGCAAGATATTATCGCGTTAGGGCGTGAAGTTGAAACGGCTAAAATCGCACAAGATGAAAGCAATTACAGCCAACACAACAAAATCACCCTTTCCGGTGCGTCTAAATTAACGAACGCTAAAAGCAATCCGTTACAGTTGATTGACGACGGCGTAAATGCGGTTTATTCAACGATTGGGCGCAAACCGAATGTTTGTGTTATTTCCGCTGACGTTTGGGCAGTATTAAAGCAAAATGAAACGCTTTTAGAGCGTATTAAATACACCCGCACAGGTATTCTTACTCCCGCAGTATTTGCCGAGCTAATCGACGTTGAAACGGTTAAAATTGGTTCTGCTATGCAAGAGGTAGAGGGTAATTTAAAACCGATTTGGGTAGATTGTATTATTTTGGCTTACGTCTCACCGAAGAGCAAAGAAAAAGCGGGCAATATCTTTGACCCGTCTTACGGTTACACAGTACGCAGAAAAGGCGGGCTATTTGTTGATACTTACCAAGAAAAAGGCGGGAAAGTTGAAGTTGTACGTTGCACCGATATTCACAAACCGCACCTAGTTGGAAAATCAGCGGGCTATTTAATCAAGGGTTGCATTACCGAATAA